ACTACCGATAACTGCCACGGCACGCCAGAATCTCCGCTTCCTGTCGATTTACGCTCATAAAACTTAGGCCAGCAGTCCGATGTATCAATATACATAACAAACGCCTTGGCGGCCCTAATCTGAAGGTCTTTTGACGTAGCCAGACGGAAACCAACCCAGCGGTCATGCCAGGTCGGCTTACCCAGCGTCTGATGCGAGCAAATCTTTAACGCGGTAATTAAGTCACCAATTTTTATCTCAGCGTCGGGCTTAAAGAAAACCGTATCGATTGCCTCTAGCCATAAACGGTGCTGGATGCAAAACGGTTTGAGTTTGTACCCAAGGATATTTGTTACCCCTGGGACGATGCACGAATTAAGGAATCTACGGTCAGCCATACTGAACGGTAAATACCGATTAGACTAAATCAACTCAGGAGGTTTAGAAACCTTCGTAATCAACTGCCGTAATTGAGACACGCATAAAGCCTTTAGCTTCGCCGCGTTCTTCGATTTGGGTAATATGACCAGCAAATACAATACCGTTACCTGTGAAACTTAAATCAGCACCAACAGAACCCGTGTAAGATGATGGTACTAAACCTTCGATTGTAAGATTCTGACGCTTATCCGACATACGAACACCAAGGACATTACCTTGCGCGTCAGTTACTTCTTCGTTATTAGCGAATGATGTCGAGACGGTATAACTCTGAACCGTAAGGCCAGTAACCGTTCCGGCTACGCCGTGAATATGAGCAGTTCCTTTGGTGACGACAGTATTAGCCATTTAATTATGCGGGTAAGGTCAAACTGCCGAAAGACAGATAGTAACCGTATAATTTAACGTTGTCATAAACGCTCGATCACCACGGCCAGTCTCCATTGAGGTCATAATAGAATCGTAACACGTAGCATCAACTGCAACGTCAAATCCAGCCCGTACTAACGTAATATTATCAAGTACCGACATTACAATTTGGGCGGCAGCGCGATGGGTAGCCAATGGGGTCGCACCGTCGATTGAGGTAAATACCCCGACAGATACCGATGTTGCGTAATTACCGAGGCCCTGAGGGATAGCCAGGTTTAAAGACTCGCAAGCTACGACGATGCTAGGTACTTCTAAAGTATCAATCGCTTGGCCTTTGTGGATACTATACCCGGATAGTTCGGGGGCTTGGCCTAAAGCGTAAGCCAGGGCATCCTCGACGATGTTAAGTGGCGATTTAGTTCCCATTAGGTTGGTCTGATACCTTTGTTTGTTTTGTCAATTGCGGCATCCATTAGGTGGTACATTCTGGCGGCCATTTTATTAGTACGCGCTTGAATTACTTTTTGTTCTGTTTGGGCTAATTCAGATACACGGAAAATATTACCTACTTCATTTTTAACCGTAAAATAAACCTTACCGTTTCCAGTCATACCAATATCTAAACTAGTAAAGCCATTAGAATTAATATGCCTAGTAATAAACTGGTTTAAATCTTTAATGCCAAAGTTTTTTGGTACGCCGTTAATTACAGGTGGGCCTATCTTTTTTATAGCATCATTCCATCCTGCTTTCATCCAGCCGACTCGTTCTTGGCGTTTTTTAATATACGCTGAAATCATTTTATCATCACCGATAAATGGTTGCATTAAACGCGGTCCATTATTTTTGCGTATACGGCCTCGGTATTGTCCACGCAACTGATCGTGTTTAGCGCGTATCTGTGATTCTGTTGCTAATACTTCTAACTTTGCTTGTGGTTTATTTGATAATAAGTTCTTAGCCGCTTGGTATGCTCGTTTAACATTTGCGTCACGGCGTATCTTTGCGATTATAGAATCAGACTTGTCTAAGCTTGGAATTACCGTATTTTTCCATTTATTAAACTCTGATTGAGTATTAAGATTTAATGAAAGTATTTTATTTTTAGGTGAAATAAAACTATGTACGTCACGTTCGACTGCCCAGTTACCCCATTTTTCGGCTATCTTTTTATCGCCTTGACCACCAGATTTACCATCAAGCGGTGGTGACCATTTCATAGCCTCTCGGCAAGTCAGCGCACCTTCTTCTTTTAAAACATCAATTATAGTTTGCTTAGTATATTCAGCAAAATTTTTGTATCTATCAGCTAATTTACTAAAGTCCCTTGGGATAATAATTTTTATATCACCCATCAGAAATTAGCCGCGTCAGAGACGGTTAACTGGATCCACGGAGAGCCGGGCTTTTGGTTATATCCGGTAACGCGGTAAGTATTCGAGTCCCAGGTTAAAGTCTTACCTATAGCCATAAAGCTTTTTTGGGCTAAGGCCGCCGTTGTCGCAGGGATTTTAACCATGGTTGAGATTTTATCCATCAAACCGCCTGACTCAAAAGACTGAGTTAAAACCGCCTCAGATACGCAAGCCGTGTAGTTAACCGAATTAATCGTTACGGTCTGGCCAATTTCGAGTGCTATGGCCTGAGCGTCGGCAAGCATCATCGCTGATAGCGTTGAATTCATAATCTTGCGGGTTCTGACAAACGCCAAGGGTGGTCGCTGGGATACCCGTTAAAGGGGTCTGGCTGGCGTTTTAAGGGGGGTATGGGTGCTAGGGTAAGCATTCGTATGGGCACAAAAAAACCCCACCCTTGCGGGCGAGGCTCTTTGTTTGCCTTTCGGCGGCGGATTAGGCCGTGGTTAAGCGAGTAAGGCTTGTTGCGCGACCGACTGCAGCGCCAAAGAGGAGCGTTGCGGTTACGTTGTAGAAGCCAGACTGTTCTTGACCCATAATGATTTGGATACCGAGACCCGAATCTGGATCAACTGCGTTTGCAACTTCAAAGCCTGGAATTTCAGTCATCGGCAGACCCGACGCGACTGCGATTGCGTCAGCACCACAAGCGAAACCAGCGAGTGATTCCGAGTTCGTAGGAAGATTGCTATATTGGTAGATATTTGCACCACCAACTTGGCCGAGTTGACCGCTCGAGATAACTTGAGCGCCGAGACCAGCTGCACCAACGATTTGAGAATCAGCGAGTAAACCGTTTACGTAAGTTGGGTTCAATACGAACGCGCGAACGTCAGAAGCCTTGGCGGCATCAAGAACACCCTTAGCGGCGATAACTTCAGCGTAGGTTAAACCTGCACCGGTGTTAGTACCAGAAGAGTAGTTAGCAACAGTTACCAAAGCGGCGACTTCAGCTAAGCATTTTTCAGCGATAGCGTTAGCAGCAGTAGGAGTAAATGCACGAACGAGGTATTCAGCACCAAAAGACTTGAGGTCAAGAGGGTTGAAACGGCTCGATACTTTGAAATGCTTTAAGGTAACGTTAGCAACGGTAAGAGTTGCGTCGTCTTGAGTCAGGTAACCGGAGCTACCGAATTCAGTTGCGGTGGAAACGCCGATCAGAGGAACGGCGACGGTTTTGCCAGCTTGACCTTCCAATGTCGAGAAGACGCTGGAGAAGTTTTTGAGGGCAGGAAGCTTACCTTTAAGGGAAGCGATGACGCTCTCAGCGAGTACGCTAGGAGCAGTTGCGATGGAATTAGCCATAATTAGTTATTAGTAGTGAGTGAAATTAGATTCCGCGTACGATTTCGTTTTTATATTTAGCGAAATACGATGAGCGTTCAGCGCCCATAGGGAGACTGAGGAAATGTTGAAGGTGATTTACTGGAGCGGCGGCCTCGACAGAAACATCAGAGGGGCTGAGTTCGACAGGCGATACGCCAACCGATGCGGCGATTTTAGCGGCTTCGACAGAAGCGGTAACGGTGTTGGCCTGAAGTTCTGCAATCTTAGCAAGCAAACCTTGTTTTTCTACGCCGAGGGTTTCAAGGGCAGTATTTAATTCTGCGTTCTTAGCCAAGGTTGATTCAAAGTCTTTAGCTTCTTTAACGGCCGAGGCTTCAATAGCCGTACGGAGTTCGTCGCGTTCAGCGGTAAGCGCTGAAAGGTCAGAAGCGGCTTTAATCAATTGTTCTTCGATTGTCATAATTGTGCGGGTTTGGTCAAATTAAACGAGTAGTAAATCAATCGAGTCAGCGAGTCCAGTTAGTAACCCTTTGGTCGCCGCAACTTTGCCCGACATCGTTTGGCCTTGCAGGGCTTCGGCTTGAACCATCTTGCGCTTGTATTTAATGCTTTGAACAAACTCTTCGTAAATTGCATCCACTTGTGATTGATAATTTGAAATTTGTTCATCGGATAAAGAAGTACCTTCGATGCCAGCGGCCTTTAAAGGCGTAGCAGAGGATTTAATTACGACCATTGATACGCCTGCGGCTTTATAAAGACCGGACATATCAGGGATAGCCATATAAACGCCAACCGAGCCAACGTCGGACGAAGGCGAAGCGACTACGCGATCAGCTGACGCGCCGAGCCAGTAAGCAGCCGAGGCCATCATGCCGTCGGTATAACTAACGGTAGGCTTTGAAAGGTTAGCAATCTTGCGGGCGGTTTCTTCTACGCCACCGACTACGCCACCAGGTGAATCGATATGAAATACAATAGTTTTAACTTCAGGGTCTAATTCGTACGCGTCGATGTTTTTATTAATATCGTTAAGGTCAGCCGAGCCGGTCATTTTCTCAATTGGCGATAATCCTTTACCGATAACGCCGACAATCGGAATTACTCCAACCGAACCGACTTTATAAGGCTTGGGCATTTCGCCAAAGATTTGGGCAAGCAAGTCAGTAAAGCCAAATTTCTCGGCGGTGGCCGCATGGCTTTGAGCAATTGCGGGGTCGATAAGCAAAGGGCTACGACCACTTAGGGCATTGTTTAGGAAACGCATATTAAAATTATTCTTGAGGGTCTTCGGATTGGTCTAAGAAATCATCTACGTTTTTGGCAGAATCTTCTTCGACATAAGGTTGAGGTGCTAAAGGTGCAATCGTACCAGGCTGAACGTTAGTAGGCTTATAAAGCATTTCAATAGGTAGCCCGGTCTTCTTAGCCAGGTTAACAATAAACGACATATCCTCGGCACGTTTAGCCATTTCGTTACGGAAGTCTAAGCCGCGTTGGGCGTATAATTCAGACATCGACATCAAGCCGAGTTCGACATCAGCACGGTCATTAGCGGCCTCACGGCCTGCGTCTACGGTTACGCGCTTAGGCGTAGTCCAAGAAACGTTATACCAATCTGGATCATCAGGGAGTTCACCCGAAGCGATA